CTAAGATTGACGAAGTTAAACAAAAAATGATGTCTTTCAAAGAATATAATAAGGATAAGAAATAATGAGTTTCATTAAAGAATCAAAAAACGCTTATAAACAAGTACAAGAAAATCATATTGCTATTGCTATGGGTAAAATGTTAGATGATGAAGGCAGTATGGTATTAAATCAATTAGAAGAATTAGAACGTGCTATTAAAATGGTTCGTACTTACATAGGTACTGATTATGAAAAACAATTACCAGCATGGGTTCAATCAAAAGTTACATTAGCAACCGATTATATATCTACAGTAGGTAATTATCTTTCTAGTAAAAATGAAAAAGTAACAGAACAAGTTATTAAAGAAGAATTTGATTTAGAAGAAACATCATTAGCAGCTATTCACAAAATGAAAGAAGATGGAAAAACAACAGAAGAAATAGCAAAAGAATTAAAACTAAACGCAGGTCTAGTTAAAAAGATTTTAGGCGAAGAAGTAGAATTAAAAGAATTTACAGATGCTATGCTTGCTGCTCTTAAAAAAGAATACGATCCATTAAAAGGTAAAACAATTACTACTTCACAGTATCAACAATTAAAAAATATATTGCTTAAACTACAAGATGGCGACTTAGAAAAATTACAAAAACAAAATATACCATTTGCTTCAACAGGAGCTGGTTCAATATTGAGAGTAAGAAAATCACCAGTTAAAATAACAAATATTAAAGTACCAGGTTTAGAGAATATGGCCGAAGAAACTACCTTTTGGTGGCATGATGGTAAAACAGGTTATGTAAAAGCTGGGTATGATAATAAAGAGTTGTTAGCTTGGTTGAAAAAAAATGGTTATAAACCTGAAAAAGATATTAAAGAAGAAGAACCAAAAGTTAAAAAACAAAAAGATCAAACAAATAACATACCTCAGAACATAGAACCTTCAAATGCAGGTGGCGCTAATACACAAATTGGCCTTTCTATGGGAGAAGAAATACAATTAAAACCAGTTCCTAGTTTAGAAGATAGTGCTAAAAAACATAATGTAGATATTGAAGCATTAAAGAAACAATTAGAAAAAGGTATCAAAGCAGAATCAGAACATACTGATGATACTAAAGTAGCTGAGAAAATAGCATTAGCCCATTTGGATGAAAGACCAGATTACTACGATCAATTGGATAAATTGGAAAACAAACCAGTTGAAAAAATAACAGAAGTAAAAGAACCTACAGGAGAATTAAAAGATGCTTGTTGGACTGGTTATGTAGCAGTTGGAACTAAAATGAAAAATGGAAAACGTGTACCTAATTGTGTACCAAAATCAGAAGCATATAAAGGTGCTAAATCTATAGTAGAAAAAGCATGGAAAAAATTAAAGGAGAAAAAATAATGTCAAGATATTTAGAAATTAAACCAGGTAGTATATCAGAAGTAGCTAAGAAATTGAGAGAAGATTATGAAGCTTACTTTAAAAAAGAATTAGAAAAAGAAGGAAAATCTTTAGCATCAATGACTGATGCTGAAAAGAAGGCCTTCTTTAATAGAGTTGATAAAGGGTATAACGCTAAAGATGAAGCAACTTCACAAGACGTTTCTCCTAGTATAGCAAACAAACCAATTGCTACAAGTAAGACTACATTAGTAGCTGCACCAGGTGGTAAAGAAAAAGTAATAAGAATACCTGTAGAAAAATTAGCAGACTATAAATCAAAAGGTTATGTTGAAGCAGAAGAATTTGTACCAGAAGCAGCAAAAGAACCATACGCTATTGGAATGGCCGCTGCTATGAAAGCAACAGGAGATACTCCACCTTTAAAAAAATCTACAATTATTAAAGCACATGACATTGCTAAAAAAATTGAAAAGAATGAAGAATTAACAGCTGCACAAAAAAAATTACCACCAGCACTTCAGAAAGCTATAGAGAAAAAAGAAAAGAATGAAGAAGTAGAATTAGATGAAGCTGGCATGAAAGCAATTGCTACAGATCAAGCAGAATTAAAAAGACTTAGAGTGAGATTACAACAATTAAGAGATACGGAAAACGCATCTGCTGGTGGAGATACTACAGACATTGAAAGACAAATTCACCAAACACGTTTATCAATATTAGATTTACAAAAAAAAGAACTAGAAAAAGAAGATGTTGACGCTGATGTAATTAATAAAAAACAAAAAGAAGTTAAAGGTGAAAAAGAAGTAGTTAATGAAGCCAAAAAAAATTACAAGTCATATAAAAAATCTTTAAAAAAAGAAGAAGAAGATCCTAAAAAAACAAAATCTACTTTGACTGGTAAACCATTAACTAAGATTGATGTTGAACCTAAATTATCAGGCCATAATTAAAATGAAAAAAATTATATTATCTTTATTTTTGGCATTCTCATTATCAGGTTGCATAGCATTAGCTGGCATATCAGCATTATTACCTAGTGCTTGGGACGTTAATCAATCAGCCGCTATAACAGATATACAACAAAAATCAAAAAGAATTAATTGTAAAAACGAAGTAACTGTATTAAAGAAACATTTAGATTCTTTAGATGAAAGAGTTGAATGGTTAATCATATACAGTGAAAGTAAAAAAACAGATGACATTTTTAATATGGCAAATGTTTACAATCAAACTTTAAAAGATATGATTAAAAGAGTTGAAACAAAATCTATAAGCAACAGCTATTGTGAAAACAAGAAAATAATATTAATAGAACAATCATACATAATATCAAAAGCATTACAAGGTAGAAACTAATGGAACAATTAAAAGAATTATTAACGTCTAGTGATTGGGCTGCTAAAAGAGCTCAGATAGCAATTAAGTTAACAGAAGATTTAAAATCTGGTGAATTAAGTGCTGATGAATATAAAGAATTAATCAACGATCTAAAGAATACAGATCAACTTAATTTACAAGCAGAAGAATTAGAAATTAAAGTTAAATTAGAATCAGCTATTAATACTCTATTAAAACTGATTTAAGTACCAATGGATAATCTACCTCGTATATATTGCGATATGGATGGAGTGCTGTGTGATTTTGTAAAAGCAGCAGAAAAATTATCAGGCATTCCTATTAACAAATGGATGTATTCTACTAAAGAAGAAAAATGGGATCTTATAAAAACACAACCTAATTTTTGGCATACATTACCCTGGACTGTGGATGGTCATTTACTTTGGAATTTTATAAAAAAATATAACGCACATATACTGTCAGCATATGTAGAAGAAAGTTTTGATCCAAATTGTATTGCCGGCAAATCACAGTGGGCAAGAACAAATCTAGGCATAGGTAATAATAGAATAAATTTAGTTAAAAGAGTTCAAAAACAAAACTTCGCTAAAGTTGCAGGCCAACCAGCAATTCTTATAGATGATTATATTAAAAATGTTAGTCAATTTAAAGCTAATGGTGGCATAGGTATATTGCACATCAATGCCTCAAACACAATAAATCAATTAAAAAAACTAGGTTTCAAATAGTAGTTTCTTATAAATAGTAACGTTATAACAAATTACTTATTAATAAGGAGAGAAAAATGAGTTTATGGGGAAATAAGGATGCTAAAACTGCAACAGGAACAGTAGCAATAAATGCTGGTGGTACTGTTACGGGGACATCAACTCTTTTCACTACACAAACTAAAGTAGGAGACTACATTAGAGTAGCAGGAGAAGATTACGTAATTAAAAGTATTGCTTCAAACACATCAGCAGTTGTTACTGCAGGTGTAGTAGGTGCAACTTTATCAGCTGTAAGTCCAGCAGCTGCATATACATTATCAGAAAAACCAAAATATGTATCATATTCAGAATCATCAAATTCTAGCGGAACACAAGGTGATCCAACTAAAGTTTATGGTGTTGATACAACTGAAACAGCAGTTCAAGCAAGTAAAATTGCTCACGCTGGTTGGGTTAGACGTATTGCAGGTTCTGGTGGAAGAACAGGAAGAGTACAAACTGAAGTATTAGTAGCAAGTTCATCTATATCAGGTGATCAGTCTGACGATACTCAGTTCCCTGACGCATAATACATAGATTTGTGGTGGGTTTAATCGCTCACCACAATGTATAAATATATAAACAAAGTGATCTAGGTATTACCTAGAGTAGCATTCCCGAAAGGGTTAATATAAGGAGTTAAAATGGCAGATAAGAAAATCACGGCGATTACCGATTTAGGTACAGCATTAGCAAACGCAGATTTGTTCCACGTAGTACAAGATCCATCTGGAACACCAATCAATAAAAAAGTATCAACTTCAAACGTATTTAACAATATACCAACATATATTGGTTTAAAACAAACAGCACAATCTTTAAGTGCTAATGGAGCTGCAAACGTTACAACAGCAGTTACATTGGTTGATGCAACATCAGGTACAAGAGCAATTACACTTGCTGACGGTACTGATGGTCAAATTAAAACAATTATAGATACCGCATCATCTGGTACAAATGCAATTACTATTACACCTACTAATTTAAGAGGTTTTACTAGTGTTGTGTTAAATGCACAAGGTGAAACTGTTACACTAATGTTCAAAAGTTCTAAATGGAACATTATTGGTGGACACGGTTATTCAGTATCTTAATAATTAGGATTATAATATGAATATTGATGAAAAAACATTGTTATCTGAAAAAGAATTATTAACAAAAGATTTTAATTCTATTTCAGAAAAAATTAAACAAGTCGAGTTTGAATTAGGCAACATGAAAAGCAATTTAAATGCCATTTATGGTGCTCTTCAACAAACAGACAAACTTTTAAAGATGAGTGAGACAAGAATTACTTACTCAGAAGAAATAAAGGATTCAAATGAAAAGATTTAAATCTTACATTATTGAAAAAGATTTAAATGAATTTGAAGAAGATTGTTTATTAAATGAAACTAAAAAGGAAAAAGAAATGAAAAGTTTTAAACAACATATAAAAGAAGCTAGCTATGAAGGTGATGCACAAGGTGTAGGCACAACAGATAATAATAATTCTGTTGAAGATAGCCGTATGGGTGCTCATAACATAGAAAATGCAGAAGTGTTAAAACAAGTTAACGCTTTTGTTGGTTCAATAGCTGCACGTGAATATTTGGTTCCACTTCATGCTGTAAGTGAATTAAGAGAAAAACTAGGTAGACTAGGTTTATCTTTTGATAACAACGTAGTATTACCTGAAAGTGGTAATGGTTCAGTTGTTGTTACACTTAAGCAATTTGGAGGTAGATACGGTAAAGATACCGATTCTAAACCAGATGAAGTAATCAATGATGATGGTATCAGCCACAGAAAAGAAGGTGGATTGAAGCTTGAGTTTAACTTTGAAAAATTAAATAATAATAGTTCAAAGGTTTACGCTAAGCTAATCTAAGATTAGCAATGTTTAAACAGATTACCAAAGAAAATTGGTTATTGTTTGCACAACATAATTATGATAATCCCACTCTGGAACAAGAGAGGGAATTTTACGAAGATTTGAAAAGATTTAAATATCTTAAAAGATTGTTTCGTAAATACGTGTTTACTGGCGATTTAAATATTAGATTGGTAGTAAATCATATTATAGTGTTGCAAAATGTCTTTGGTGTAGAAGCTGCAGTTACATTATTGTTATATAAATTAGATGCTCGATTTTGGCCTTCTTTAAAATCTGTTTTAGATTACTTAAATTATTTGTATCCACATGAGTTACAAGAAGTAGATGCTGATAAAAAAGTTTTAGAAATACTAAAAGGATTATAATGGCAAATAGACTAGTAGATTTATTAATTACTTATAGAATAGTAAAATTAATATCAACACCATGGGAACAACAAGAGGCCTATAAGTTTGGCATCATTGATCGTACTGGTAAAGTTTTAAGAAAAGCAAATAAGTTAAATACTGAAGCAGAAAAAGATTCTTATACAGTATTACACAGATTTTGTTTTAACTTAAAACGAATACTACAAAAAATGGGGTTAGGATCTTCATTATCTTCCTTTGCAGTGGCATTAGCTTTCATTCTAAAAGAAGATAAAGAACTTCAAAAGCATAAATCCTTAATAGAAAGTACAGTAGTATCTTATCTTAAACAGATTAATGTATATGATAAGTTGTTAAATGAAGTGAGAGTTATAAAAGAAAGTAATGAAGAACCTTTTATGACTTGTTTTGGAATAGACGTATATGAAAAAGATGGAGAATTAATATCAGAATATGAAAAAATTTAAAAATTTTAGAGAAGTTAATCAAACTTGTAAAACTGGTGAGTATTATTGTAATACAGATCAAAAATGTAAACCAATACCTTCAGGTTATAAAGTAGATGACAAGGGAATATTAGTACAAGAAGATGCACCTGCAAATAATGTGGGTGGTGGTAACATTGCAGGTGTAGGAGTAGGGCCTGCTGGTGAGCCTGGCATTAAAAAGAAAAAGAAAAAATCTATAGTAATGGGTATGCTGAAAAGAAAAGTACAAGAAAATACTGATAACAATAACGTTATGTTAAAACAAGTATTAGATAGTTTAGATAAGACAGATTTATTTATAGATAATATGAACCAACCAAAACAAACAGAAATCAAAGTCATCAAAGAACAACCTAAAAAATCATTTAAAGAAAAATATAACATAAAATAATGACTAAAAAAACATTTAAATCTTTTAAAGAATTTGCAAAAGATTACCTTAAAGAATATGATGATGCTAATTTTGCTGGTATCGGAGGATTTTCTATTGGTAGTATGGACTCTATGAAACCTACGGCAGATTTAGGAGACACAGCTCCAAGAAATCAAGGTACAGGCGATAGTAGAGGAACTATGGCCGTTATGCCTTCTAAAAATATTCAACATAAATTACATAAAAAAGATCATAAGAAAAAAGACGATAAAGGTAAAACAATGACAGGTCATTCTTTAACTAGAGTTGATACTACACCAACAATGACTGATACACAAGATATTAAAGATGTTGTAGATCATGTAATACCAAATTTACAGTTTGTAAACGAGAACGTTGCTAGAGAAAGCGTAACAAGAATAGAAACATCTAGTCATTCTATCGTTCATAAGATTCAGGCCGCTACTAATATGGCAGAGAGAGCCAAAGTAGCATCTGAAAGAAGCAGCGACCCTATAGTTAAACAACAACTGAATGCTGCTTATAACGTCTATAAAAGTTATATAGATAAAAACAAATAAAAAGGAGTCAATAAATGATTAAGATGTTAGTATTAATCGCAATAGGTATAGTTATTGGTTGGTACGTTCCAAGACCAACTATAGTTGATACCATAGTAAACAAAGCCAAAGATATTATAAATAATATCAAAGCAAAGTTTATTAAATAGGTAATTATATGTTAAGTTTATTGGGTACATTATTAGGATTTGGTACTTCCATTATACCATCTATTTTTGATTTCTTTAAAGAAAAATCAAAAAGAGCAGCTGACTTAGAAGAATTAAAACTTCGAGCAGATATGCAAGCTAGAGGTATTGAACTTAACATTAAACAAGTACAAGCACAGGTCGAAGTAGAAAATTCAAAAGCTGAAACTGCTCAAATGGCAGGGCTATATGCACAAGATGCCGCATTAAAAGGTGGGGCATTTATTGATGGCATGAGATCTTCTGTTCGACCTGTTGTTACTTATATATTCTTTATTTTATTTGTTACAATTAAAATATCAGCTCTGATCGTTTATATGAGATCAGGTGCCAATTTCGTAGATTCAATACCTAAACTGTGGGACGAAGAAACAGCTGGATTATTCTCAGCTATCGTTGCTTTCTGGTTTGGTAACAGAGCATTCTCTAAAAAATAATCAATAATATCAATTAACAGTAAAGGAAACTTTATATGGAAATACTTTTCGGAGTTATTATAGTTGTGTTGTGTTGGTATATTATATGCAGGAACGATAACAATGACTAAAAGATTTAAAATAATTCTTTCAGTTATGTTTATATTAGCATTATTAGCAGGGGCTCGTTATGCCTATTCAAATAATGAGTTAGAAAAAAACGTTATAAATAGTATTACAAAGAAGAAATAATTATGGACTTTTTAAAATTAGCAATGGATGTGGGGTTTCCAATAGCAGCTGCCTGTGCTGGTGGTTTTTTTGTATTTTTAACTTTAAAATTTATTCTAGCTTCAGTTACAGGTGATGTAAAGAAACTTAGTGGTATAATAGAAGCATTAGATAATAGAGTTAAAACTATGAATGCTGATGTAATAAGAATAGATACTTTAGTTAGTTCTACATTAAGAATTAGACCTGATGTAGAAAGAATTGGCAGAGCTAACGGTAAAGAGGACGCCAGAAAAGATTAATCATGGGTAAAGATTTAGCAACACTTATCAATCAGTATGGGTTTCCAATCATAGCGGCCTTTGGTATGGGGTATTTTATATACTTCGTATGGAAATGGGTTACTACAGAGATCAAACCAGTAATGAGTGAGACTAGTAAGACACTAATAGCATTGGTAGATAGAATAAGAATGTTAGATAATGATCTTATAAGACTTAATACTAAGTTAAATTTAATATTAGAGTATCAAGAAGAGCAAGAAAAGAATAAAAAAGACAAGTAAATTAATCAATTTATATAAATATAGCGTATGAAAGCACTATTAAAAATAGTGCTAGTAGCCACTTTTAGTTATGTTTTTTTGATAACTACTGGCACCGCAGGTCCTTTACCTGATTACAATTTCAAAAGTCCCGCTTTCAATGGCAATGGATATAGTACGCATGAGTTGACTAAGTATAATTTAGAACAAACTCGAGCGAAAGAAATCCAACAAGCTATTGAAGCAAAAGCAGCAGCCGTTAAAGCTGAGGCTAAAAATACACCTATTAATCAATTCATGGTTAATTTAGAGTCTAGGATTTATGCTCAGATCAGTCAGAACTTAGCGACAGCAATGTTTGCTGATGGAGCATCTTCATCAGGTTCAATGAACTTTCAAGGCAATACTATATTCTGGCAAAAGAATGGAACGACAAGTATTACATTAATGGTAACTGATACGCTTGGTAATCAAACAACAATTGAAGTGCCACTAGGACAGTTTACTTTTAATTAATATGATAAAAATATTTTTAACTATAACACTATTACTATTATCAAATTGTGCATTATCACAAAAGGCAGGGTTAGAAACTAAACCTGAAGTTACTGAAATGAAATTGCAAAAAGAGTTTGATAGTATACCAGCACCAGCACAAAAAAAAATTACTGTGGCTGTGTATAGTTTCCAAGATAAAACTGGCCAAAGAAGAAATACTCCTAATGTAGCAAGTTTCTCGACAGCTGTAACACAAGGTGCAGAACCATTCCTTATTAAAGCATTACAAGATGTTGGTCAAGGATTATGGTTTGATGTTGTAGAAAGAGTTAATATAGATAACTTAATTAAAGAAAGAACTATCATTAAACAAATGAGAGATATGTATGAAGGAGCAAATTCTAAGAATCTACAACCATTACAGTTTGCAGGTATAGTAGTTGAAGGTGGTATTATAGGTTACGATAGTGGTATGGAATCAGGTGGTATAGCATATAAGTGGTTAGGTATAGGTCCACAATCACAATATTCAAAAGATATTGTAACAGTTAGTTTAAGAGCAATATCAGTTTCTAGTGGTAAAGTTTTAACCACTATAACAGTAAGTAAAACAATATACAGTACAGGAGATAGTATTGCTATATTAAAAGCCTTTAAAGGTGGTACAGCATTTTTTGAAGCTGAAACAGGATTGACAATCAACGAACCTACTACTTTAGCAGTAAAAGCAACAGTAGAAGCAGCAGTAGTTGAATTAATAAAAGAAGGTGAGCGTAAAGGTATTTGGTCATATAAAACAATTATAAACAACAACGAGGAAAAAAATGAAAAACAATAAAATAATTCCTTGCTTGGTAGCGATTTTTATATCAACTACAGCTTTTGCAGCTGATGACTTAATTTATATAGACCAAGTAGGATCTTCATCAGAAATAACAGTAACACAAACAGGTGTAGGAAACACAGTAGGTGGTACTAATGGTGCAGCTGCATCTAATAATAAAGCATCCATAACAGGATCAGATCAAACTTTATCTATTACACAAACAGGTGATAGTAACGTATTGAAATTAAAAATGCAAGATGGTACAACTGGAACAGGTACAACAAACTATACAGCAGTTGGTAATAGTAACACTTCAGTTATAGATACAGTTAGTTCAGGTGCAGGTAATACAATCAATCAAAGTATATACGGTAATAGCAACTCAACTAATGTTAATCTTAGAGGTAACAGTGGCGCTAATTCTATAACTACTAACATTGGAGTGTCTGGTACAAATAGTAATAGTAACACAGTAGGTCAAACTGCTAATGGTACTTTAAACAGTCAGACTGTATCAATTACAGGTGGTAACAGTAACACTGTAACTATACTTCAAGGTAAAGGTTCTACTTTAACTAATGATGTAGATGTGCCAGCAAACTCTACTACTAATGGAACAGGAACATTATTAGGATTAAACTCTACAACATTTGGTTTAGGAACAACTAGTGATAAAGCAACTTCTTCAGTAACTATAATTGGTGGAAGTAATGATGTAAGAATTGGACAAGTAGGTGGAGATGCTACAGGTAATACAGCAACAATAGGAATTACTGGAAGTTCTAATGGAGTAAGTGTTGCTCAATCAGGACTAGGACATAGTACATCTAGTTTAACATTAACAGGTGGAAGTAATACTGTTAACATAGGACAATATAGTACATCAGGAAATAATAATACAGCAAACGTTGGTGTTACAGGTAGCAACAACTTACTTAACATACAACAAACTCGTTAGGAATGTTTAATGAAGTTTCGTTATTGGTTAGCAATAGGATTTATTTTTTCCTCGTTGTCCTGTTGGGCAGCTGATAACGAAGCTTACATAGATCAGTTAGGAGAATATTCAACTATCTATGTAGAACAAGATGGTTCAGCAAATAGATTAGGCGGTGTTGATGGTCCAATATGGTATGCCAATCCATCTAAAATGTATGGTGATGGAACCAACGTTGATATAAGACAAATAGGTTCTGGCAATTATTTAAAATTTTCCATAGTTACTAAATTTGATGAAAATGATAAATCTTCAACTATTATTGATGATGCTAAAAGTAATACTTTTATATATTATAGTACAGGTTATGGTAACTTAGGTAATGTAAATATAAATGCTGACGGAAAAACTGAAACATCAGGTATATCTTTATATGTTATTGAAGATGGAGATTTTAACAAAAACAATATATCAATAACCGGTCTTAGAAATTCTGTATTGTTACTTACAAAGGGTGATGTCAATACATTTAACAGTATAACTAGTGGAGAAAATAATTTAGCGTTTGCTAATGTAGTAGGATATCTTAATAATATTTCTATTACACAAAGTGGTAAAATAGGTTTAGTAATATTAGATATAAATGGTAATCAAAACACTGCCAATATAACACAGTCAGGTGGTGGTGTAATAGGACATTGGACAAATCTTACAGTCAGTGGTAATCTAAACAATTATAACGTAACACAATCAGGCATTTCTGCTGATAGTTTTGTTGATATTAAAACAACAGGTAGTAATAACAATTTTACTATTAGAACAAATACAAAATAATGAAAAAGATTATATTATTAATATTGTTATATACCACTTCTGTTTATTCAGCATCAATAGGAACTATTACGGAACAACCAGCAACACCTGGTTCTATTGTTAGAAATAAAAATACTATATCAGGAACTAAAGGTACAGGCATAGAGATGCAGGATGCTGTTAATACTACTAAAGGTAAAGTAGGCATAACATTTGAAGATGCTACTAAGGTAGAAGTAAATGAAAATTCTAAATTGGTAATAGATGATTTCGTTTATGATCCTAAAAAAGGTTCAGGTAAATTGTCAATGAAATTTGCTGAGGGTACAGTAAGATACGCTTCAGGTGCCATTGCACATAAAGATCCTAACTCAGTTAATATTAATACACCATCAGCTACTATTGCTGTACGAGGTACAGACTTTACAGCCACTGTAGATGAAGTAGGTTCAAGTACTATCATATTATTACCTAGTTGTCCTAAAGGTTGGGCAGATATAGATAGAGATTGTAAGACAGGTATTATTGACGTAATTAATAACGCAGGTACCGTTACATTAAATAAACCATTTCAAGGCACTAGAGTTGAAAATAGAAATACTCCACCATTAAAACCAACAATATTAAATCTTAATTTAGATACTATTAATAACCTATTGATTGTTTCTCCACCTAAAGAAATTGCCAAACAACAAGAAGAAGAAAAAACAGAAAAAAATTATGCCAATATGTTACAGACGGATGTTTTAAGTGTTAAAGATTTATTGAAAGATGAGTTAGCAGGTCGCAATGAGTTTGGAGATAATCCTTTAATGGAAGATTTGTTATCACAAAATTTCTTAGCAAACATCTTTAGTATATTAGAACAACAAATAAAAACACAAAGAGAAACTGTATTAAAAAGTGCTTTAGTAAAAGATAAAGATAGTCTATTACCAGATTATGACCCGAATACAGGAGTAAAAGCAAGTGTTGGTGCTACTGATTTAACATTATGTAAAAATGATGGTAGTAATAATCAATGTATTAAAACACCAAGAAGTCAGAACAGTACAATCACACAAGGACAAGGGCCAGTAAGTATTCAGAATAGAGTTAACAGTGGTGGCAACACTTCAATAACGGTAATACAAAAATGAGAAATATATTAATAAGTTTAATATTAATGTTGGCATTTTTTAATTCAAAAGCAAAAGCAATTGATTATTCTCCCAATGGCACAACAGGATTAAATCTTGTTTATAATGGTGATGTTGATGATACATTTTTTACTGTTAATCTGCCTTGGACTGTAAATTTTTTAGGAAGTAATTATGGTACTATCTATGTAAGTTCCAATGGTTATATAACTTTCTCCGCAGGCAGTGGTCAATACTCGGGATTTTCTGCTTCCAGTCCAGCAGGCCCAAAGATAAACGTATATCCAGGAGACCGCAGATTATACAAATTATATTATGCTCAACTCAATGCTGGAACTTCTGATGCTAAATTTGTTATCAGAGTGGAAGGGGTTGACTATGGCAATACTGCCATCACTCACATATGGGAGGTTCATTTTTATTATAATAAATCTTATTATGACATCTACTTTGTTGACACTCCATCATCAGGCAATCAATACGGTGGGACCACGGCCATCAGCAATGGATCTTCATATGTATTGACTTTCAGCCCAACAGAATCAACAGGCCTAAGAATTAATTCCGGCGCCACAGAATCAACTGCTATCAATGGAGGTGGCAGTTACGTCAGCAATATCACAAACACACAACAAACAAACATCACTGCCAATCTAGGAAGAACCACAGCCCTAGCTAATGGCAATGAAATCTATATAGACCAAATAGGAAATAACAACATTACCACAATTACACAGACGGGAAATTATAATAAAATTACAGGTACAACAAATCAAACAGCAACTATATCAGGCAATAGTAACAACACCACTATCAGACAAAACAGTGGTACAGGTAAAAATTTAATAGATTTAAATGTATCAGGTACAGGAAATAATACTCTCAATCTTAATCAAGGTTATGGTACAGATGGAACTATATCATCAAATCAATTAGGCAACAACTATCAAAAGATAGATGTACAAGGAAGCTATAATACAATAACAACACAACAAACAAGAACAGTAGGTACAGTAGGCAATTATATGGAACAAAGTGTTAGTGGAAATTATAACTCAATTACAAGTACACAATCAGGTGATAGTAAATTATTATTTAATTCTATTACAGGAAATAATAATACAGTAAGCACAACACAATCAGGTACAGGAGCTCAACATTATATTGATTTAACTTTAAACGGCAATGGAAATAGTGCTACAGTAAATCAATCAGGTAATACTCAAAACAAAGCAACTATAGTAATTAATAATATAGGCGGTTCTGCTGGTGTA